ATGGTGTTGACGCGAAGACTTATACTCGCATCTTTCAAGATGTCGAGTAGTACGAGGATCGACTGGCTTTTCATGGGCTACTCCTATATAGGGGTTAACTCATTCCAGTCCCACAGCTCACAGCACGCCTCAGTTACGAGGTGGCCTCGTGCGCCGAACATATGAGCGTTTCAAAACGACCCTCTGATAAGAGACCAGAGGGTACGGCTTGTTTCGATCACATGATCAACGCACGTACCAACGTAGTCGAACAATGTCCTTAGCATGGGATTTCTCCTTTGTTGTGGGTGACGGTCAGGGTCTGCAATTGCAGATCACGATTCGCCGGCCACAAATGCTGATGCGTTGTCCAACACGCTTGCGACAAGGCGGACCAGTAGGTTCGACATCTCGTCCCGATCAAACCCTCTCTTGGGCTCGTCGAGAACGATGAATGCCGAAGCCCTCACCTGAATGTTTAGTGCAGGTGTGAACGGGTCCGCCGACACTTTTTCGAAGTCCAAGCGGTATAACCTGCGTATTCGCTTTGCTATCGAATGAGACACCGTCAGATTGAGGGTGTTATCCGGAGAAGCATAGCGACTGCGCATGTCGCCGCGTGACACTGCGACCATAGTGATGTCGCCGCCACCGGGAGTAAGGAGAAATTCACGAGTCGTCAAAGTCTTATCGACGACCGCGTCTTCGCCTTCCACCGTGGGGGTAAGGGCCGAAATTTGGCTGTTTTCAAGCATGTGAGATACCTCAAGTTGTCCGGTAAGTCCCGGATCAGTTGTTGCGCGCTCGGGTCAGTCCTAGCGCGAGAAGGATGGCAGTTTGCTTTGGGCTCAGAGAGCTTAGGCTTATGCCAAATCCATAAGGCGTAGCGCGTACCCGCCGTTTCCAATCGAGTATGTCGGAAGCTTGGAAGTAATAAGGCTCGGCTCTGTTTACAAGCCGTACTTTGTATTGCCAAGTCTCCATTCTTCGATACCGACCGGTAATGTACGCGTAGTCTGCTACAAGGTTGGAGAACGGATCAGCGTAGATGTTGCTGATAACCTCACTGGCGTTAGAAAACCAGTCAACCAACCAAGACCAGGGCATGAGTTGCCATACTAGAGCAGGGGTTAGATCGCCCCCATACAACACGCCCATCAGTGCGTTCCAAGTTTTCGGGTCCATCTCGACAAGTCTGTCGAAGTTGATGAAATACCTGAACCTGGCAGCGAACCGATAGTCGTACCGTGTATGCAATATACGTACACGCTCTACTGGTCCTACTACAATGGCTCGGGGATCGTTCGAGTAGGGTAAAGGCCAATCGGTATACAGAAGCGCTTCATCAGCGGCAACGTATTCGACTGGATCCTCTACTTTATCGTCGTAAGCCTGAGTCTGATAATACCTCCTCACCGCAGAACCGTTATCACGAC